GGGACGATCCTGTACCGGCGCATCACCGGCGCGGTGGAGGTCAGCGCGACCGTCGAGCGCCTGAGCGTCGATGCCGTGTTCCCGTCTACTATCGAGCCGGCCGACGTGGTGCAGGTAAGCTTCCTCACGCTGGCGCGGCTGGACGCCGACGCGATTGAACTGGCGCACTGGACCAGCGACGTGTCCGAGTCGGCGACGACGTTCCGGGGGTTCCAGCATGAGCTTTGATTCAGTCGAGCGGAGCGTTGAGGGCCGGGCGCCGGTCGAGCTGTGGACGTTCTTCCGCAGCTTCCAGACGTGGCGCTACACCAGCGCCGACCGGGATATCAACTTCGGCGGGTTCCCATACCTCGCGCGCTCAATCGCCCGCAGCTCAATTGAGTCGAGCGCCGAGCTGGCGCGCGGCACGTTGCGCGTGACGGTCCCGCGCGACCTTGAGGTCGCTGACCTGTACCGGGTGGCGCCGCCGACCGTGCCAGTCACGTGCACGCTGCAGCAGTACCACGACGGGGACGGGGCTGCGATCATGCTGTGGAGCGGGCGGATCACGTCGGTCGCCTTCCGCGGCGTCGCGGCCGAGATCGCGATGGAACCTGTGTTCACCAGCATGCGCCGGGTGGGGCTGCGGCGGCTCTACCAGCGGCAATGCCCGCACGTGCTGTACGGGCCGGCGTGCAATGTCAACGCCGAGGCGGTGCGGCTCACGTCGATTGTAGACGCCATCAGCGGCGCGACCGTCACCGTCCCGGCCGCATCGCTGCAGGCTTCGGGGTGGTATGCCGGCGGCTACCTCGAATACGAGCCGACGGCCGGAATCCCGGAGCGGCGTTTCATCACCGATCACGTGGGCGGCTCGCTCACGCTCACCATGACGCCGGCCGGGCTGACGGTGGGCATGACGGTCAAGGTCTATCCCGGCTGCGACCATACGCTCGCCACCTGCTCGGGGAAGTTTTCCAACGCGGCCAACTTCGGAGGCTTCCCGTTCATGCCGACGAAAAACCCGTTTGACGGCTCGCCGCTCTACTGAGGTCCGACCATGTTCGCCGTGTTCATACAGATCGCGCTGCTCATCGTGTCGGCCTACATCTCGGCCGCGCTCGCGCCGAAACCGCAGCCGCCCGAGGCGGCCGCGCTGGGCGACGTGGACGCGCCGACGGCCGAGGAAGGTCGCGCGATCCCGGTCATCTTCGGGACTGTGTGGCTCGGATCGCCGAATGTCGTCTGGTACGGCAACCTGCGGACGACGCCAATCCGAAAGAGTGGCGGGAAGAAGTGAGCGGCGCGAGCGGCGCGATCGTCACGCTCGTGCACTGCCGGCGCCTGGGCTACTGCTCGCGCGGCCTGCGCGGGTTCTTCAAACGGCATGGGCTGGACTGGCAGCAATTTCGCGACGCCGGGCTGCCGGCCGAGGTCATCGAGGCCACCGGGAATGCGATGGCCATGCGCGCGGCCGAACTGGCGCGCGCTGAGCTGGAGGGCGGGCAGGCATGAGCAGCGGGGGCAAGGACCAAACCGTCGGGTACCGGTATTACCTCGGCCTGCATCTCGCGCTGTGCGCGGGGCCGGTGGACGCGATCCTTCAGGTGCGCGCGGGCGATCGGGCGGCATGGACGGGCACGCAGACGGGCAGCGGCTCGCTCTCGATAAACGCGCCCGAGCTGTTCGGCGGCGAGGCGCGCGAAGGCGGCCTCGTGGGCACGCTTGACGTGATGATGGGCGAGGCGGCGCAGACCGCGAACGCCTACCTGACCGCCCAGCAGGGCACGCCGCAGCCGGCCTATCGGGGCATTCTCGGGCTCGTCTGGCGCGGCGGCATGATCGCCGCGAATAACCCCTACGTGAAGCCGTGGAAGGTCAAGGCGCGGCGCATCCTGCAGGGCTGGCAGGGCGGCACGGCCTGGTACAGCGCAAAGGCAAGCATCACGCTCGCCAACGGCGACCAGGCCGCAAACCCGGCGCATATCGTCTATGAGTGCCTGACAAATGCCGAGTGGGGCATGGGCTACAGTACCGGGCAGATCGACGCGGCGAGCTTCACCGCGGCCGCCGACACGTTCCACGGCGAGGGGCTCGGCCTGTGCCTCGCATGGACGCGGCAGACCAGCATCGAAGCCTTTGTGCAGCTCGTCATGGATCACGCCGGGGCGGTGTGCGGCCAGGACCGCACGACCGGGCTTTTTGTGCTGCGCCCGATCCGCGGCGGCTACAGCGTGCCCGCGCTCCCGCTGTTCGACCCGTCAAACGTGCTGGCGCTGGATTCCTACCAGCGCGCGGCCACGGTCGAGGCCACGAACGAGCTGTCGGTCACCTTCACCGACCTGGCCACCGGCAAGACCGGCGCGGTCACCGTGCAGAATCTCGCGCAGATCAACGCGCAAGGCGGGCCGGTGAGCGCATCGCGGGCCTATCCCGGCCTGCCGACGGCCGAGCTGGCGCAGCGGATCGCGCTGCGCGACCTGCGCAGCCTTTCGACGCCAATCGCGCGCGTAAAAATGCGGGTCAACCGCGAGGCCTATGCCGTGCTGCCGGGCGACATGATTCGGATGACGTGGACGAAGCTGGGCATCGTCGACCTCGCGCTGCGGGTGCTGACCGTGGACCTGGGCACGCTCACCGACTCGGCCATCACGATCGAGGCGGCCGAGGACGTATTCGGCCTGCCGTCTACGACCTACACCGCGCAGCAGCCGTCCGGGTGGACTGACCCGGCGCAGCCTCCGGTCGCCGTGACCGCCCGGCTCGTGGAGGAGGCGAGCTGGTACGAGCTGCAGCGCCAGCTCTCGGCCGCCGACCTGAGCGTGCTGCCGAACGACGCCGGGTTCCTCGCCATCGTCGCCGCGCGGCCGGCCGCGGGCTCGCTCAACGCCTCGGCCGTGACCCGGTTCGGCGCCTCGGGACCGTTTGCCGAAACCGACGTAGTCGACTTCTGCCCGACGGCCACGCTGGCCGGCGCGCTCGGGCCTGCGGCGACCTCGGCCACGATCACGGCCGAGGTGGACCTTGACCTCGTGGCGGCGGGCGGGTACGCCATCATCGGCGGGGTCGAGGTGGTGCGGATCGACACGATTAACATCACGACCGGCGCGGTCACGCTCGGCCGCGGGGTACTCGATACCGTGGCGGCCTCGCACGCGGCCGGGGCGCGCGTGCTGTTCGCCTCGGGGTACGTGTCCTCCGACGGCATCGAGCGGGTGGACGGCGACCTGGTACAGGCCAAGCTGCTCACGCGCACAGGCCTGGGAACGCTCGCCGAGAGCAGCGCGCCGACTGACGCGGTCACGTTTGACCAGCGGCACTACCGGCCGTACCCGCCGGGCCAGTTTCGCCTGAACGGGCAGGCATACCCGGCCGCGTTGACCGGCACGCTCACCGTGTCATGGCGGCACCGCGACCGGACCGTGCAGAACCTCGAAGGGGACGAGTCGGGCAACATCGGACCCGAGACTGGGGTCAAGTACGAGATTCGGATCTACGATCACGGCATGAACACCCTGCTGCAGACGCACGGCAACCTGAACACGACCAGCCACATCCTCGCGGCCATCGCCTCGCCGTACACGCTCCGGGTCGAGCTGTGGTCTGATCGCTCAGGGATCGCCAGCCGGCAGAAGCACGTGCACGTGTTCACCTACACGCCTTGACTTCCAGACTGTGGACGGTGGCCGTCCGGGACATGGTGCGGCGCGGTGGTGGTGGAGGAAAGGGGTTGCCTGCGCCCGGCGACGCTTGCGCGCGGGAGGAGCCCGGTTGCGGCACACTGCATCGGAACCGGTTGCCGTCGCAGACTGCGGAGGTTAGCGCACTCGTCCGCTTGCGTCCGCGACTATCGTGCGCGGCCACGCTGCCCACCTTGAGGCGAAAAACTACGCGAGGGGCTCCGGCGGCTTGTGCCGTTGCGTCATGGCATCAGGCAGCGCGGCGCCGTTGTCCGTGACGATACCATATTGCGCGCGAAGGCGCTCACGCTCTTCCTCAACAGCGCGTCTTGTGGCCACGCACGCGGGGCGGTCGCAATGCGGGCTGCAGGAATGAATTGAGCTTTCGAAGCGATTGCGCTCGGCAGCGGCACCGGCTGCGTAGGCTGCGTCAAATAAGCGCAGCAGTAAGTTGGCGGTAGCCGGTGATCTTCGGTTGAATGAAAGTTTCCATTTTTGTTTCCGTGAAAGCGCCGACTTTGGCGGGGCCGGCAAACCCGTTTCTTTACTTCGTGCTAACGCTGTTTTAGCAATTGCTGCAATCTGCGGTTCTGCCCCTGCTTTTTCAGTAGCAGATTGCACGGTTATCCCTCGCAAGTTGCCCCCGATTTTCAGCCGGTTACGTCTGCCGATTTAGCAGTTGCTAAAGCCGCTCGTCGCTTCTGTAGCTTCTCCGCAACACG